GAATAGTATGCATAATTTGGGATGTCAGCAACTGCTTCATAGTTAGAGTCTTCTACATAATCAGAATATTGTCTTATTTTTAAAGTACTATGGGGGTTATAATAATAACCAAATTGGTTATTTGTTGGTGCATTACTTATAACCGAAAACCATTGATTATTGAATGTTATTTTATGATAATGTTCTGAAACTACTCTTTCATTTTGGTCAAAATTATTCCACTCACAAAAATCACCATCAAGTATTGAGTCAACAGCTAAACTATCATTATAAAAAAATGGTCCTTGTGGTGGTAATGTGTTTGAATTATATTGTAATTGCGTAATGTTGAGTAAATTTTGAGGATTTAAGTCACTCCACCAAGAACTTGGGATATCGTTGTTTAAAGGTAGATTAAATCCCCAACCTTGTTTTGTGTTTTTTGTCCAACCAAACGTTCCTTTCCAAATTGTTGTAAAAAATAATTCAGTAACTGGTCTTTGTTGATTATCTTTAAGTGGTTGTAAATCAATATCCACATTAAATGATAATGTATATGATTGTCCACCCTCTAATACAGAACTTCTTTCTACATTATTTGGTGTTAATACGGCTTTTTCAAATTTAGATTTATTTCCAAATATATTTTGTTCAAATCCTGCTTTGACAAGTACTGCATCTTGGTGATTTGTAAGAATTTTATGTTTTCTTACATAATATTCGGAAGTTGTTTCATCTTTATTTGAGGCATCAATAACTCTTTTAAATGTACCCGTTGCGTTTTGATTGAATGTAGTTCCAACATAACCAACATTATCAATATTGAAAATATATTCTCCACTATTATACCCAGCGTCTCCAAGTTCTGATACTTGGAAATACTCTTCACCGAAATAATTAATTGATAATTTTACATATTCACCAACTTTAAGTCCGTGTTTAACAGGACTTCTAAATGTAATATACCTACCATTGTTGTTGTTACCAACGGTAATTATAAATGGTAGACCATCTTGTGCTGTCCAACTCCAAGAAGTATTTGAAATTGTATCGACCGCATATAGTTGTTTATTAAAATCATTCTCATAAGCATAGCTCACATAATGTGTCCAATTATAAGTTGATGCATTTTTATTAACAAAATTTAATTGGTTGTTTGGTGGTTGTGAATATCCAAGAACATTGTTATCTTCTCGAATAAAATCAAATTCAAAATATTGTGGAAATCCTTGCCATCCCACCGCTAAGTTTGGCGGTTGTGGTGGGATATTACCACCTGGAAAAGATTGTAATGTATTATTTAAAGCGTTTGTATAATATAAGTTATTTTTATATGGTTCATAATTTGTTGAGCCAGAAATACTATTTTTAAACAATATAGTAAATTTTGATACAGGTCTAAAAATCGTGGATTTTTGTCTTTCATCATTATAGACTTGTTCAAGACTAATATCAACATTTCTATCAAATTCAACAATTTCTTCCTGGGTTTGAGTTAGTGGAATATTAACTGAATAATTTGTTTCAGGTGCTGATTGATATCTTAAACTTCCTTTTATAATTTTTGTTGTCTCATCTATCATGCGTCAGGGTTGTTAATATAAAGTTTAACAAATTTATCAATTGCTGTTTTACCATTATTCAATCCAAAATAAAAATGGTATGGGGCTCCAACAAGTATTGAACTTCCTGGCGGTGTTGTTCCAACGTTGTAGTTTGGGTCTGGTGTGTTTGGTCCACTTAAGTTTGTGATATAACCTTCTTGTACTGTACCGTTGAATGATGACTGGAAATATGGGTCGGAATTAAAATCTAAATTCTGATATCCTTTAGTAAAGAACCCTCCACTTGGTGTGACATTTGTATCCCAATTATTATTTTCATTTCCAAATATATAATTGTTTGATAGTATTTCCACCTTCCATCTATAATGTGGTACATTTTGTGTTTTAGGGTAACCATATTGGTAATAAAGTGGTGGTGTAATACTATAATACTCATTACCTGGTGATAATCTTCTTCGATATGTATAATCAATATCATCAGTTTCAAAAAAGACACCAAATACTGGTCTTGGGTAACCATCACCAGTTTGGGAATCTTCACCAAAAAATATAGATGCTGGGTTTTGATAATTTTCAGCTAAAAACGCATTTATTCTCCATTCAGAATTAATTGATAACATTTGTGCAAAGTCACCATCAATTCTATCTGCTTCTCTTTGACTATTAAAAAACTGTATAATACCTTTACCTTCGGTGTTACTACCATTTGGATTTGTAATTGGTATGATTGCTTGTCTAAATCTATCGTTTAGTAACCTTGATAAAAATCCAATTTGAATTAAATCAGAATTATCTTGGTAAGATGTAGATTTGATTTGATCTACTAAATAACCATTAAAATTACTATTATTACATATTTCAGCAATAAAACCTTCTCTTGGTCCCATATCCATAATTGTTGTTGGGAACTGGATTTGTTTTGTGTTATAACCAAGACCAGGATAACCAGTTATTAATGATTGTGGCCAAAAACTTTGGGGTGGTGGTGCATCTTTACCGATAAAATTATTTCCATCCCAAGGTGATGATCTGTAGTAAAAATTATTTTCTAAATCGTTAAAAATAATTGTATCTTTACAATAATTGTAATCTGGTGTTGTATCCAAAAGACCACTATAAACTGTTGTTTTATTAAAATTAAACATATATAGAGCACCATTTAACCAGTTGTTTTGGAATACTTGAGCGAACACACCTCTACAAGCGGCAAAAGTTATTGTAAACCTTGTTTTCCACTCCAAGAATAATCTAACATCTTCATCATATTGGAATAGATATGTTTTATTTAAAAGACAGTAACACCCTCTAACAACTCTATCGGCTGGGATTGAGCAATTTGGGTTGACTGTAACATTAGTACCAGTACCTTGGTAACAATCCAATGGTACTAAATTTTCACAAGTTAATGTATTAATTAGTGATTGGTTTTCACTATCCGCACCTTCACCAGATGGTAAATTACCACCAATACTTGTTGTTGGTCCACCATCATTAACACCACCAACAGTATAATATGTAAAGTTGTTATTCTGATGAAGACCATAACCAGTCGAACCATTAGGACCACCTTCCGTTCTTGTGGATGTTGGTAATCTATCACTTCTCATCACAATATTATTACTATCAGAAAAATCTACACCAGTAAGTCCGAGATTATAATAAGCTGATGAATATAATGCGTAGACTTGAGTTGCTGAAAGGTTTGGTTGTGAGCCTGGCCAACCATATTCCATTTTTTGGTCTTGTGAAGATGAAGTGGTTGTGTATCCAACAAAGAAACTTTGGTTAGGTGTTGGTACTAAAGGATATGAACCGTTTTGGAATGCGATAAACGTACCACCACCAAAATCTATAGCAGTTGGGTTATATTTTGGTAGTTTATTGGCGTTACCACCAGCAACTTGTAACATACCAGGTGAAAGAGAAACTGTTGTTGGGTGTGTACCTACTGGTTGATAAGTTGGTGTTTCATCTGTTGATACAAAGTAGTACGGTAAATTTGAGATAAAAGGTGTATATGCTGTTGAATCTGGTGTAAAAGTAAATGATGGGAAATATAATTTAGTTATTGTATTATCAATGGTGTCGTGACTTTTTGGTTTATTACCACCCGAATAACCTTGTATTGGTTGATTTAAATAATATTTACCTTCAATTATTGGTCCAGTACCAAATGTAGTTTCACCAAAAATTCTTGATAAGTCATAACTTATTGTTTGTTTTTCAGTATGCGGATCAACACCTCTTACAACAAAAATAATTTCATAATTTTCATATTGACTAACTTGTTTTAAAGCTGTAAAGTTATTAACTTGAACACCATCAGGACCAAGTGTTTGTGGTGGGGTTGGGATTTGTACTGGTAATGGTGGTACACCGCTAGTAGCACAATCTGGTGGTGTTATAATATCATATCCAATATTGTGATATAAATAACCTTCTGGAAAATAACTTGAGTTTGTAAAATCCGCCAAACCTTCAAAAGTAGATACTGTCATACCAGTAATCACTTGGTAATATTCAATATCTGTTGGGTACCTTAAATAGTTTTCACTTGAACCTGATTGGATTATTGTTATTGGTACTGGTGTTGAGTTTGTATTTTGGGTTAAGGCATACTCTACTTGCCCTATAACCGCAATCGGATCGGTTAATGATGTTCCAGTTATTGCGTTATTACCAAATTGGTTCAATGTTGCACCAGTTAAATTTATTTGACAACTTGATTGTGCTGGGTCTTGAAATGAAAATAAATTACCTGGACCAATAGTATCTGTAGTACCTACTTGTACAATCATAACCAATATTTGGTCTTGATATATTTGTGCGCCAGGTAAAGATGGATTAACAATAGTTTCGATTTTATTCACACCAGAAAAAAACTTATCTCTTGTGTTAAATTCGTTTAATCGTTGTGGATAAGTTACTGTTCTTGGTCTACCAAAATATCTTACATCTGGATCCGGAACTGGAAAATCAGATGTTTTTTCTACCGCAAATAGGAAAGGTTGTGGTGCCTTAAATCTATTAAAATCAACACCACTTAAAACATCGTAACCAGAAAATAATCGTTTAAAATCAAGTATTGCTTGTGTTGCAACTTCAGCCTCAATATCTTGGGCTACTAATCTATTTGTTAATGATTTATATTGTATTGGGACACCAAAAAGATTCTCACAATAAAGAAAGTATCCACCATCATTATCACCAGCGTCATAACCAGCTCTTTGTTCAAAGTTAGGGTGAGTTGTTGTATATGTCTGCGGTAAATTTAATGGTGCTAAAAATGAGCTTGATTGCGCTGTAGGTGGTTGAGTACTACCGGCCAATTCATTTTGTTGATTTTGTATATCTTGTCCAACAGTATTTTGGTCAAAATCATCATCTTGTGGTGCATTACCACAATCACAATCACAAGTATTACATTCTGGATATGAAAGCATCGGAAGTCCAATCCTTGGGAAATTATTAATTTTAACGAGTTTTTTTACAACAAAAATAATGAATACAACAGCTAAGGCAATTTTAATTAAAATAACAAGCGCTTCCCAAATAGTTCTTAAAATAACACCAACGTTAATAACCGGACCACCAGGTACGGCTGTTGCTGTTAATTCAATAATTGAGTTTGTAAGTTCAACGGCCGCCCAAACTTGTTGATATATGAAATATAAACCAAGAAATATCAATGCATATTTTAATATTGGCCATATATAACATATAAAATGTGCAATAAATAATAAAACTAATATTGGGAATGTTAGAACATTAATAAGAAGATTAAAGACGAAAAATAAGAAATCAAAGTTTCTTATAATATCATTTACAGGAAATGTATTAACTGTTGATTTACAAGTTCTATTATCAATTTCTTTAATACCCAAATGTCTTGCTCTACCAAGTCCATTCTTATATCGGTCCAAAAACATAGATGTTGTGTAAACCTTATTATAATTAAATTCATAAAAAGTATCTTCACAATCAATTGCGTCTTGAACATTAACATAATCATCCCAATCTAAACTAAATGTGTATGACCTTAAAACATTAAAATAATCTGTTGGGTAATATGTAAAATTTAAAGTTTGTGGTAAATTGGGGTCTATTGGGTTTGCTATTACTGAAATGTTACCACCAGCAATTGGTATAACATTTGGGTCTCCAGTATATAACGAACCATTTAAATAGATACTAAAATCATTAACATTTGAGGTATTTTCTAATACAAGTCCTCCAGTACCGGGTAATGCAACTGGTGTGCCATTTACTTGACCAATTGGTAATGTATAAAAAAACTGTGTTGACAATGTTGAATCGAAAGGGTCTGTTGAGGATGATGTCCAGCCATATTCTTTAATATTTGGTACCAAGAAGTTTGCCCTTAAAAATTGACTTTGTAATCCACCTTCGTTATTCCATTTAAATTTGAATCTATATTTTCCTTTTGTTGGTATTCCTTTTGTTGGGTCGTTTGATATTACTTGTTGTCCAAACTCATTTGTTATAATATAATCCAAATTCATTGGTACATTAACCAAATAAGAACCATCACCATCAATTACATTTCCGTTTTGTTCAAACTGATATTCTTCCAAAACTGGGAGATTTTGATTATCCAAAAATATTGTTTGTCTAATTGCTTGAATTTGTCCTGGTCCTGCAACCAATTCACATAAGTTTCCAGTATTGTTTTTTGGTTTACAATTTTTCTTTAAAGCGTCATCATCTGTTGTTGAGATGATTGAACCCATAAATACCGCTGTCGGTTGTATATTGATATTACTACTTTGTGTTAAATCAAAATCACATCTTGTAATCCCTAACTGACAAATGTCTTGTTCGCCCCATAATGGTGATACATCTATAATTCTATTTGCTGTTACAATCTGTGGAAGTTCATTTAAATTAGATGATTTTTTAAATTGTGAACCATTTACTTGACCTTCAGTTGCAAGTCCTTGTTGAATTAAATCTTGTGGTGCTAAAGAAAAGCATCCTATATCAGAAAGGTCAACATCCATAAACACAGTTTGAGAACCAATAGGAACTCCAAATATCATATAGTCACCACTTTCATTTGTCTTTACTGTGAACTTATAATACTTGTCATATATTTCAACTTGTGTTTGGTCTATAAGTGTTTCACTTCTTGTTGGGAATGTTCCAGTTGCCGCATGAACAGAATAAGATGGGTCCTTTGGCAATAGATTATATCTATAACCATCTTCATTTAAATCTGAAAGGGTCTTGTATGGATATAAGTCGGCAATTACTGGATTTTGTTCGTCAGCATCAGTTAAAGGAATAAAAACGGATACTTTTGCATTTGGTACTCCAAACCCATTGTTAACTGAAATACGACCAACAATAACACCATAATCAGAACAAGGTCTAATATAAATGTCACTTTGATTTATCTTTAATGATAAGATTTCAAGAAAGTCAAAGTCTTGTTCTAATTTTACATCGATGTGTTTATCAACACCAACTTCGGTCCTTATTCTATATGATTTGGGCATTAAATTCTACTTTTTTGATAAATAGTTTATTTCCTATTTTAGAAAAATAATCTTGTTTTAAAAAAAGTAAAAGAAATAAAAAACCCCAACTTTGGATTGGGGTTAATTTATATTTATTATGTTTTTTTTATTTAGGTTGGGTTGGTGTACTTGGGTTATATGTTGTAAATTTAGTGGTAACACCCATTGGTAATGATTGGACGGCACCCTTCCCTTTTAGTTCAATAAAAACAGAATTTGTATTAGGTAGATTTTTACCATTCATACTTGTAAGGTAATTAATTAAATCTTTTTGACTAGGTGTTATAGCAAACATACCAGTTAAATTTCCGTTTGAATCTTTTTCGATACCCTTCAAAGGAAGAGCTAAACCAGCAGTCTGAAATTGGATTTGACCAAGACTGTCGTATCCCATTTCGGTTAACCAACCTTTTTTATTCTGTGGGGTTTTTTCATTTATTATTGTAACATTAACATATTGGTTTAAAGCAAGAACTGGTTTACCAGTTTTATCTATATTGTATGGTACTGATATTGTTCCTGGTGCAACTGTTGCGGCACCATCTTCCATTAAATATTGTCTTGATGTTGCATTTTGGTGCATTCCAAGAATTCTACTTCTTTCTTCTTCTGTTATTATTAATTTTTTCATCGTTTTTTTTTGGTATATTATTTACAATATAAATACATTCATATTATGAAAAGTTTATTGTTTTGAAATTAAGAACTCTAACATTTATGTCCTTATTTGGAAATCTAATTTGATAGATTTGTGTTGGTTCGGCAAATATTGTATCAGCAACAAGTTCAATTTGTCTTATAGCTGGATCAGAATATCTTTGTGATGTTTGTGATGAAGAGTATTGGCCACCAACATTATTTATAAACTGAATATCAGAAATTGAAACTACTCCATTTTCAGCTTGAATTAATCTTCTTATTTCTGAAACAAAAACATTTTGTCCAAGTTGTCTATTAAGTGGGCTAAAATAGTTTGAGATAATATCAATTATCTTACTCACAATTGCCCCTTGATTCTGACTGGCATCAAGTACAACATCAACATTAACACTTAAATCAATAACACTTGCAGTTTCAACTGAAATGTAATCATTAATCATTCTGTAATTTGATAAGTAATTTGCAATATTATTTTTTAATGTATTCGAATTTGTTTCGGTAAGATTTCCAGTTGTATCATAAGAAAGCATTTTTACTTTAATCTTATTGTTTTCCTCGGTTATTGATACTTTTCCTGGTGCACCAAATTGAGACGGCATTGTTCGAAGAATCGATTCATAGTCATTTACAGTTACAGCTCTATTTTGTGCTGCAAAGTTAAATGATACATATTGTCTTACTTCTTCTGTTGTTGGTGGATTTGCACCTCCAACAGCGGCTGTCACATTATTTACCCTTAAAGAATTAACAACTGTTGTATTAATAGATTCTGATGGTCCATTGACAAAAAATGAAATTGTCCCAACTTGATTTATTGTATTTACACCAATATTTGTTGCTTGTCCTCCACCTATTCTATATTGGATAAATAAGGTTGAGTTTGATTTCAAGGCGGCTCCAAGTGCCAAGTTATTTGAGTATTTATTTAAGTCAAGTGTATATCCACCTCTTGCAAATTCTCTTAATTGTTCTTCTGCCGATACATTTCCACCACCAAAAGTTAATTTAACAAAACCTTCTGGTGTGTATTCTGAAATAAATTTTGTATTTGTTGTTATATATTTTCCGACTTTTATGCCTGGAGAATCAGATACTTTTGTTGGGTCCTCAATAAAAACTCTATCTTCAGCAAGTGCTTTTACTTCATACCATCTATTATCAAGACCTAAAAATTCTTGTGGTTGAGGTACATTTGCATATTGTGTTCCATCTTTTAAAAGTACACTTGTAATACCCAAAACATTTTTTTCTGGTAAAAATAACTCAAAGAATGGTTTTACATCATTTGGTGTGATTGTTCTTTTGAATACTTTTGTAATACCATTAACAACAACTTCTCTTTTTGTAATTGTATAATTTAATAATTTTCCATTTGAATCAAAATTTGGGACTTTCAACCTATTTGGAGAACCTTCAGCGTTAATTGGTGAAGCAAAGTCAATATCATACACGGTTTCAAATGGTTGTCCGGCACCGTTTACTTGTGAACCTCTTCTTAATATACCACAATATCTTAAATCTTCTCTATCTCCAAAAGCTGGAACTGTAATTGAAAAATCAACCAAAGCAACCGATGGTCTTTGTCCTGGAATTTTTAATCCGTATGTTCTTGCAATATTGTAAATTGAAGACCTTTGTTGTGCATACTGGAGTACAGTTTCTTGAATACTTCTATCAATATTAAATTGAAGGTTGTCAGTAACGGCAGCATTTAAATCTACAAACACAGAAAAAATACCAGCATCATTAAAGTTTTGTATTAATTCTGGGTAATATGTTCGTGTGAAATTAATTAACTCGGTTCTTATACCTTGAAAATCTCTTGTTGTGTAGGATATTTTTTTCTCTGCCATCTTTTATTAAATATTGATTATAACAAAATCACTTTCGTTAAACACATCATTTGTCGAACGATATTCAATTTTTATTTTTGCTGTATGTTCTTTCTGACTAATCCCTGGAACTACATATTCTTCTTTTCCACTACCACTAATTGTGGTTCCTTTATTTTCTTCATCAAGTGAAGCATCTGTAATACTGATATTTGTAATTAAAAGATTTGGCATATATGTTTCAACACTATCTCTAATTTCGGCTTCAATATCAGAAAATGTAGGTCCGTCAAGTGGTTCAAAGATATATTCATATAGTCTTGTACCAAAATCTGGAAGAAAGTATCTCGTACCCTTTCTTGTTAAAAGTAAGTGAATAAGATTACTTCTTATTTCTTCACTTGTTAAATCTGAAGTGTCAAGATATTTTCCAATGAATGATTCTCTAAATGGAAAATTAATTCCGTATGTAATACCATTAGCCATATCCAATAAATATAGTGTTCAAGAATTTTATATAAATAAAAAACCCCCTTAACTAATAAGAGGGTATTTTATTTATATTGATTTTTTAATCTGTGATTACATAAACTAAAGTTCCATTTTTTGTTAAATCAATAATTTTTTTGTTTGTTTCTTCTGGTGTTGCAAAACAGCCATTAGACCAAGGAGTCAACATTTTTTTTGTTGAGTGAAAAATAATTTTTCTACTTTCAACATTATCATTAATGTCTCTGTCTAACCCACGAATTATCATAGAATAACCAAAACCACCAGTGTATGTTCCTTTAGTTATAAAGGCACCTTTTGATGATTTGTTTGTACCACTTACATTACTAAAATCAGACGGAGTTAAAATTCCTGATTTATATGCGTGACTTACTGTTGATGTGATTACAACTTCTCTTTTTTTCATATCTAAAACATAAAGACGATTGGCTGTAATTGGTTTGGTATAGTCGATAATAATTACATAATCTTTTTTTCTGATTTTATATTCGGTTAATTTTTGTTCGGCAATAGTGAATAAATCATTATTGGTTGTAAATTTAAAACCAGAAAACAAATAAAATACAACAAATAATAATAATGAGAACACAACAATTTTTTTCATATATCTTTTTTTTTTAATGTTTAAACAAAGATATAAAAAAATATGTCTTAGAACTAAAAATATTTTTTTAATTTATGCTAAATAATCAATCAATCGACTACTATATTTTACTTTTAAAGGAATTGTATTCTTTTTAAACTTTGCGGTCCAAGAAGAATAAAACTTTGCGAAATCATCCATATTTGATGTTAAGTCAATACATCCGTGTGATGCCGGTAATGCTCCTCCGTGTAAGTAAAAACTTGACCTACCATAAGTTTTAGTCCCACTTTTAGGAATAATAGCAGCTCGATAATAACCCCAAGAAAATCTTGTCCCAGCTGTATTTACATTCCAATTGTGACTTCTTTCACTTGTACTAAAAACCATTTTTACAAAATCAACAAATGGATTTGTTTTTTCAGAACCACTTGATTGTAATTTACCTAAAATATAATCACCTTCGGGGGTTGGTCCAAAATTTTTTATTTTTTCTAAGTCTTGAGTTGATGTGAATGGTTTTTTAATTAATTCTAACCATTGACTTGGTTCCGCGTTATAGAGATTGACCCCACTTGTTGCTGGCCAACTTTTAATTGATGAGCCGTTTGAAATCCACTGTAGAGTGGTCCCATCAAATAACAGTGATGAATTTGATGATGGGTTTTTACCGTTTGTAAATTTTTGAAAAAATTCTTTAGCTATTGTTACTATTGATGTTTTAGAACCTTTCAGATTTTTTTTATCTTTGTTTTTACTTGATGTATTTTTAAGGTACTGATTTTTATATTTATTCCAAGCTTTTTGAGTATTTGGACCCCATTTTCCGTCATCACCAAAACCACTCAAACCACTTTTACCTAATATATTCTTATCTTTTTTTGTGTTGATTACCCATTTTTGGAAACTTAGAATTTCATCTTTAGTTTGTGGTATTTCAGTTTCATATATTTCGTGACTGGATTCAATTACTAATTTTTTTATTAAATCTGTAAATTCAGATTCTTTATATTTTATGATTTTTTTCATAAACAATTAATTTTTTTTATTTTATTTGCAACTTCTGTGACATACCCGTGTGACGTTATGTCAATTTTGTCCCATCTTTTAGTATTGTAATTTGGTAGATAATTTTTAACCCATTTACTTGTCACTTTAACATTGTTGATTGTCTTACCCGCATCACTACAAGGTTTTTTTATTTTTGGATTTGATGTTTCACAATACTTTGTTATTTTATCAAATCCCAAATTATAAGAAGCTATTGCAATATCCAAAACGGCGTTAACTGAATTTGATGTTTTTACATTAACTGATTTTGAGTTCTCACTATAACCATTTTTTTTTGCAATATCTATTGCTTTTTTTATGTAAGTATAAACAGCGATTAAAGCTCCTTCTATTGTCAAAACATTTTCTTTAATCTTGAGTGATTTTATTGTTTCTTTTGTCATTTGGGCAAAACCTATTGAGGAATCTGAAAAAAAATGAGTTAATTCTTTTAAAGGTTCTAAAATGGAATATCGTAATCCAGACCCAAAAGAACTTTCTCTACCAATAACACCTAAAGCAATTTTTAATAAAAACTTATCATAACCTTTTTTTATTAAACTATGTATTGCGGGTATAAAGGCTGGTGGTATACAAGGATATTTTTTCTTTAAAATTTCAATTTTATCAAAGAATGGATTGGTATTTTGTTTTGGTTTAAATCTATCCAAACCAATTTGTTCTTTAACAACTTTTTTAATTAAAATATTAAGTTCAGACTCTGTTAGTCTAACTATTTTTTTCATAATTAATTTTTACTATAAATATACAGATAAAAAAAAATCACTAATTTCTTAGTGATTCTTTTAAGTTTTTATTACCCTTTTCGTAAAGTGGTTCATAGGGGCAATGTCTGCAATTGGATCCACAACATTTTCCTCTCTTTATGTGGAATGATTCTGTCATTACAATATTTCCATTCTCATCTTTATAAAAGTCAGGTTCAGGAGATTTTTTAGTTGTCTCCTTAACATATAACTGTTGTATCCAATCTTTTGATGCGTTTACTGTCATTTTAATTTTCTTTTCTTAAGTTATAGAACGCTAACAATACTTGATATGTTAGCGTTACATTATTTCCCCAAGTTACTTTCATAATTAAACAATTTCACATCCAGACGCACCACAAGCTATTTCTCCACTTAGGTCAGTGTTATCTTGTAACTCAATTACTTTTGTAAGATCGACATTTGTTAATGTTTTAAGTAATCTTTCATATTCTTCTTTAGTACAATCCTCATAAGGAGCCTGTTTGTAAGTATGGTTAGAATAGGGTAACACCGATAATCCATTATAGAATTTTCTTGATTTCCACATCCAATCACCAACTAAATCCCACTCATCTTCTTTAATTGAAACTGTTGCAGATACATTGTGTGTATTTTGTCCAGTTCTGTGACCAGGTTTAATCCACTCTTGTGATACTTTTTTTACTCTTTCCAACATTTGGAATACTGATTCGTATCTTAAGATTGAACCTTCTGGTGACATTTGTGGAATTGTAATTACCGCAGTGTCGTGTGGACGGAAGTATTCATCTTCAACTAACTCTGGGTGATTAATTGCAAGATATGTGTAAATTGCTTCATTCTTCCCAACTCTAATTCTTCTTAAATAGAAGTCATTATGCCAAGCGTGAATACCAGATGAAGTTCCTAATACAAGTGATGATGTTCCAGATGGTTTAACTGTTGTTGTACGAGCAGCTTTATTAATCCCAATAAGTCCCGCAACTCTTTCATTTTCTTCTTTTACAGCTTCAGCGGCTGCTTTCATATCATAACCCAATACAACACCAGAACCAATACCTGTCATTCCAACGCCAATAAGAGCGTCTTTTTCTGTTGTTCTTTTCCAAACATCTCTCAAATAATGGAAGTCTGTATATCCAGCCTGTAATGTTCCAATGAATGCGGCCCCCTTAACTCTTTTATTAAAATCTTCTTGAGATTCAATATCCGAAGCATTAACCTCACATAAGTTACAGAATTGGTAAGGACGAAGTGCAATCTCACAACAAGGGTTTGTTCCCCAATCTTTATCATTTGATAAGTAGATTCCAGGTTCTCCGGCACCAGATAGTTCAATTCTTTTCCATAACTCCATAAAGTATTCTTGTGTTACTTTATGTCTTAATAGTACAGCTGAGTTATTTGCTCTACCTCTTTGTGGGTTTGATTCCCACCAATTTCCTGATTTACAAGAAATCATTTCATCATCATCAGCCGAGAATAATGAAATAAGAGCTGCTCTTCTGATTCCACCAGCAAGTACTGCGTCAGCAATATGACATACGATGTCGTGAGTTTCAATTGGTGTTAATTTATCCCCATCATTTTTGTTTTCAAATACTTTTGTAATATTGTGAATACAATCTTTTAATGGTTGAGGCCCTGGTGCCTTTCCTCCAGATGTTACAAGTAACGCACCTTTTTGACGAACATCAGAGTAGTCAAATACAGGTGTTGATGATTTTGAACCCATATAAGATTCAATAAGTACTTTAATCGCATCAGCCCAACCTTCGATAGAATCTCCAATTAAATATCTTCTTGTTCTTGTTGGATTTGGTTTTTTAATTTCTGGTAGTTTATCTACGTGGTGTTTTTGTACTGAAAACCCAACTCCTGTTCCACCTAAAAGTAAGAACATTGTTTCAGAAAAAGCATCAGTATGGTCCACAGGTAGATAAGCGCAGTTATAAACTCTATTTGGTGAAATCTCAATTGGTTTACCACCAAATTGCAATGATCTCATAGACGGAAGAATTTTTTTATCATATACCATTTTATATACTTCTTCTATCTCGTCTTTAATGTTTGGGTATTTTTTTTGGTGCATTTCTTTATTTCTTGTCACCAATTCTTCCCAAGTTTCCCTTCTATTTAATTCAGGGACAAATTTAGCGTATTTCAT